AATGATTCTCTAGCACCATTTAGAGCTTTTTTTAATCTAAATGATGCACTTTTTGCAGTTTCATCAAATGCTTTTTTTGTTGCACCTTGAGATGCATTTAATTCAGCAAATATCTCTTTTGTAGTATCGGCACTTTTACCAGTTAAATCTAATACCCCTCTTAATGCTCTTATATTTGGGAATACTCTTGCCGCCGCATCACCATTAGCATCAAATTCAGTTTTTAAAGTTTCTAAGACAGATAGTAAACCCTCCTCTTTTATTTGTTGTTTTAAACCACTGCTAGATAAACCCATTTCAGATAGAGCTTCCTCAGCTTGTTTTGTAGGTTTTAGTAATCCAGATAAAATACTATTTAATTGTGTTGCACCTTGAGCCGCATTAGTTCCAGTTCTTGACATTGCCGCCATTGCCGCACCAACTTCATTAAAACTAACACCCATATTAGATGCAACTGGCAAAACTTGCCCCATTGATGATGCAAGATCTTCACTATTTAATTTACCCTCTCTAACTGCCGCTGTTAAAACATCTGTCGCATCTGTTGCTGAAAGTGTATCTGAACCATAAGCATTCATTGCTGATGTTGCTAAGTCAGCAACTTGAGAAACATCACCTAAACCAGATGCACTAGCTTTTAAAGATGCATTTAAAACACTCATTGCATTAGCACCCTCTAAGCCAGCAGATGTTATATAAAATAAAGCATCACCAGCTTGTTGACTACTTATACCAGTATTTTTTGCCATTTCTCTGGCTTGTTTACCCATCTTGTCAACATCCTTACCAGCTAAGCCAACCAATGATTTTATTTTAGTCATTGATTTATCAAAGTCAGCACCCATTTTTATAGCCGCACCACCAGCAATAGCTAATGGCAAGCTAAATTTTTGCATACTTGCACCGACTGACTTCATTTTTGAGCCAAATTGCTTTAACTTTCCAGATGCTTGTTTGAAACCAGTTAATTGTAAATCTAATCTTAACTTTGCCATGAATTAATTTTTATCAAAAATACAAAAAAAATAAGCCACCTATTTTGGTAGCTTTTTTTTATTTACTTTCTTTTTAAATTTTAAAAATTCCTCTTTAGTTGATTTTGGTTTTCCTTTGCCTAAATAAACATCTTGAGGTAATGGAAACAATTTGTCTGGTGTTATCATTTGTGCTTTTTTATTACAATTAACATTGTAAAGCATTGATGCTAAATACCTTGTTTGTTCCCATAGTAAGTTGGATTTTATCATGTGTGATTCACCCATTAGATGATTCTCTTTCCATGTATTTTTCCAAAAAACATCTGGTGTTATCCCAGCTTGACCAATATAAAAATCTAGTAAACTATCCCAAGTCAGCTGGGTAGTTACTTTCCCTCTTTTGTGGGTTTTGTAGTTTTCTTAATATTTCTAGCAACACCCATATTAAGATCATTGCCTAATATTCTGGATTCCATCATTGCTTCAATAACTTTATTTAATTTTTCAGCATCAAAATCTTCAAGCCACATACCAACCTTAAATTCATTATAATCAATTTCATTACTTTGTTCTTGATCATGTGCTAATAAACCAGAATAAATAAGTGATCTTATTCCTTTAATAGAAATACCATTGTTAAATACATCACCTATTTTATCTAGCGATACATCCATTTGATCAGTAAAGTTTGACCAGAAATTCATTGAAAAATGCATGGTTCGCATTTTACCACCTATTTTTAGGGTATAGTAACCTCTTTTCTTGTTTGCCATATTAATATATATTTATAGGGGTATAGTTCCTTAATTTATACCCCTTTTAATTTATGTTAAAAAGTAATTACTATACAGTTGTAATTGCACCATTTACAGTAATTGATCCACTATATGTTGCTGGTGATTCCATTTCTGCACTCATCTCAACAGAGCTTAAAAACCCAGAACCAGTATAGACAGTATCAGCACCATCAGCAGTTCCAAATGTCCATGTTACAGCTCTACGAGCTATAAGAATGTCAGCAAAATCAATTGGGTTTGCATCATCATCATAAGCAATTAATCCCTCAAAAGAAATTTCACCACTTTTAACTCCAGCAATCACTTCTTGAAAACCATTGCTATCTTTAGTAGTAGCTTCTGGTAAATCATTAGAAAGAGAAAGTGAACAAGATGTTGAATGTCCAATAATAGTGGATGATGCAATTGATGTACCATCAGTCAGTTTTAGTAGTAAATCAGTACCATTAAATACTCCAGTTGTAGCCATTTATATATATTTTAAATTATTAATCTTCAACAAATATACAAATAAAAAAATTATACATCTTCCCAGTTTGTAGCAATATCTTCCCACTTAGCAAATACATTATCCCAAGTTAAACCAACACTAGGATCTGTTATTGAAAATACACCAGTTAAATTAATTTCTAGGTTAAAACTTGTTGCAGTTTCAAACTCAGCAGTTTCATCAACTGAGTTTATAAAACCCTCACCCCTAACAATTAGTTTTGGATTTACAGCATCTTTAAAATAAAATGTTGCTTTTTGTTTTGTTATAACCATATCAGCCAAATGCTCAAAACTTAGTGCATCTGAATAATCAGTTAAACATTCACAACTTAATGTTCCAGATTTAACACCTGGTATAACTTCTTTCCAACCTAAACTTTCTTTAGTTGTAGATTCTGGTAAGTCAACATTGACATTAAAACTAGTGCTTTTAGAATGCCCTATAACTGTTGTATCTTTTAATAATAAAAAGCTAGTGGCATTTATAACAGCCATGATCTATGCTTCTTCTGGAATAATCTCGTATTCGCCAGATTCTAAATTAACTGAGATTTTTCCGTACTTTTCCTCAAGTTCTTTTTTAAGATCATTTTGCTCATCTTCTATTTTTTTCAATTCACCTAGTAAAGATTCTTTTGTTTTTTCTAAGTTAATTTTTTGAATAGATATTGCACCCATATTAGATACAACTTGATTAATTTTGCCTTGATTTTCTTGTAAAGATTTTAATTCTTTTTCCTCTAGTTTGCTCATTATTATTTATTTAATTACTTATTATTAATTCCAATCTGGGTGTAAATACTCATTAACTGGATTTATTTGTAAATTTATTTGCTTGTCCAATGCTTCTTTTAAAATATTAACATCAATACCAGCTTCTAGCCAACTAACAACATCTTCTTTTGTTAATTCATCGTAGGGAATAAATGGAGTTTCTGGATCATATTCAACAGCTAATGTGCTAACACTACTAGCTGTATATTCTCCAGTTGGATCAACTGCTATATAATTGTAGTGTATAACATAAATTACATTTTGTAATTCGCCATCTTGTATTTTAGCATCAAGTTGATTTATTTTCCAAGTATAGGTATTCGCCATAATATTAATTTTTTACAAATTTAGTAATTTTTTAACAAGTATCAACCTCAATTATCAATCCATTATTACCAACACGAATATAATCACCAGTTCGTTGACCACTAGTAGTATATATTGAATAGTAACCAGCCGCGGCAACTGTTGTTCCAAATTGTGTTGTATAAGCTGTATATATATTTACATTATCTGGTATTAAATTATTTGCATCATCATGATAATATGTATCAAAAGGTATTGCAAAATTACAAGCACTAATGCTAGATGAACTGTTGTAGTTAAACATAAATGCAGTTCTTGGTGGGTTTTGATCGTATAAATTAAACTCACTCATTTGTAAAGGATTCTCACCATCTGGTCGGTTGTCTATTGGATTTGCTAATGCAACTGCTGGATAACTTCGACCTGATCCACTTGAATTACCGCCACTTAATCTTTGTATATCTGACATATATATTGGCGGTGCAATACTAATACTAGAGGTGTATCCAGAGCCAGTTCTTTCCCTTGCTGTTTTTAACATTGATATTTCATCGTTTGCAATATTTGGACAAGGCATATTTTATTTTTTTAGTTCTTTAATTTCTTGTTTTAAACTATCAACCTCTGCTTTTAATTGTTTAATAGCTTCTATAAACACACCAGCCATATTCCCATAAGCAACAGAATACATGCCCTCATGATCTTTTTCGACAACCTCTGGCAACACTTTTAAAACCTCTTGAGCAATTACACCAACTTTAGTAGATTTATCATCTGTATCTTTTCTAGTATATGTGACACCTCTTAATTTAGTAACCTTATCTAAAGCATTATCAACAGTAACTATATTTTCTTTGACTCTTTTATCAGAAAACGCAATTACATCACTTGTTGCTCTTATAGTTCCGCTAACATCTAAATTATAACCAGCAGATGATTTATCAATTCCTATATAGTTATTGTTTGGGTTAATATAAAAAGCATAACCCTGACTATTCATATTATTATAAATATAAAAAGTATTATTTCTGCCTACTACTTCCCATACATTATTTGAAACATGATCTTGAAATTGTACTATATTCCCAGCATTAATACCATTTTGTTTTAAATATAAAACTCTTGAAGCTGAATTTGAAATTACTGTTGCGGCATTTCCTACATATGCTGTTCCATCTACTGTTAAATCATTATATACTTTAACATCTGGAGTTGTATCAGAAGCATTATCCCCTAATATAGCTAGTGCTGGTTGAACCGATGTACCATTTACACTTTTGCCAAAAGTTAAATCATAACCACCTCCATAAATTCCATAATTAGCTCCAGCAATATCGTTTATTACAATACCACCAGCTCTTGAACCTGATCCAAATATTGTCCAATCTCTTGCTGATATACCTGACCATGTTGAACTTGGCGGTAAACAGTTTATCATAATAGCACCACCTCTAGCTATACTAAACCTATCAGATGCATTATATTGTAGATCAACACCAGCATCCCAAGAAGCACTTGCGGCTGGATTTGATGCAAATCTTATCTTAGCACCAGTTGTAGATCCAGTATGCCCATTAACGCCATTTTGTAAACAAGCTATATGCGGAAAAGTAAACATTACCCATCTGTCAGCATTACTTCCATATATAGTGGGATATGCTGTGCTACCTGCCCAACTAAAAGATGCTTGTCCTATTATTGCGGCATAAGATGCTTCACTAGCAAATAACCTGTTGTAAATTACTGTTTCATTAGCTCCAATATTTACTTGTTCTGCACTACCAGCATAAAATTTCATGTAGTTGCTTGTAAAATTGTATCTAATACGACCACTATAATCAGTGCCATTTGCATTACTAAAATCGATCCAACTTCCATTTGCATTACTAGATGCTAGATCAATAAAAGAATATTCATTATTATAAGTACTTAAATTTACAGATGTTGTAGTTGGTGAATTTGTTGCTGAAATATCACTTACATTATTGCCAAAAACCCTTATAGCTTCTTTAACTTGTAAACTTTCCTCTGCTGTAACTAATCCAGTTCCATTGTCAATTCTCATTCTCTCAACAAAATCTGCTGAAGCTGAGGTGCTTGTACCATAACCAAAAACTAAATTGTCATTTATAGATGTTGTAGTCATCGCTATTCTTTGACTAGAAAAAGCCGCAATACCTCCTCTTGAATGGCTATTATAATGTACAAACATTTTAGCATCTGTGCCAAAAACTTCAAAATCATAAGTAGATGAGGTGTTTCCAATAACTAAATTGCCACCTGTAATCCAACTTGTCCCAGTTGAGTACATTCTAATTTTTTCAACTGTGCCATCTTTTAATTGCAAAATAGAATTCTCACCAGTTCCACTTGATCCAGTACCTAAATAAACAATTTGATTGCCAGTATTATTTTTTATTATTTCTAATGCGGCATATTGATTACCTTTATCTATGGTCAAACCTCTGCCTGGATTAGAGCTTCCAATTCCTAAATTGCCAACATTAAAAGTATAACTACTTGCGTAAAAATTTAAATTTTGATAACCAGCACTAGCACTTCTATTAAAACTTTGAATATAATTGTTACTTATTTCTATATTTTGAGTACCGCCAGTAGTACCAACGACAAATTTTTCGCTTGGAGTATCAGTTCCAATTCCTAAACTTTTTGTCGATCCATCAAATCTAGCAATTCTATTACCTTTACCATCATAAATATCTAAATCTCTTGGTTGTGTTACACCGCCATTGTAACCTAAATAGTTTATCCTTAGATCAGCGTTGCCATCTTCATCTCTTCTAAATATACCCAAGCCACCAATAACTATTTGCCTATCGCCATTATCTTGAAATATTGCTAAACCATTAGCATCATCGTATGGTGTATCTTTTGCATCAACATGAAGCTGTGCTATTGCTGTTGTTGCTCCAACTCCTAAATAACCAGATGCATTAATAAACATTCTATTATTCCAAGTAATTGCTGAATCTATTGTGCCAGTTCCAGCATTATCAAAATTTATTTGATCATCATTAAACCAGATTCGACTTGCCGCATGAGCTGAAGCTCTTAGCTCTGCATTTGCAGTTGTAAAATAAAAGTTAGTTCCAATACCGCCATCAGGATTTGAATCATTAGCTCTACCGAACATCTTCAAACTACCAAAACCAAAGTTTCTCCAAGTGCCATTAGATTGTTTTATTGCTGAATTATATCCAACATTTCCATATCCATCAAGAATATATCTAACAGCTCCGTTAGTGCTAATTCTCATAGAATCATCGGAATGAATATATGCCAATCGACCTCTGTTAACAGCAGTAGAATCGCCAAAGTGAATACCTACATCCGAATTATCGCCACCGCCTAAACCTATGTAAGTATGACCAGTTGACTCGACAACAAGTTTATTATTTGAATCTGTTGGATAACTATTTGTGCCATCTGTTACATGCAAAAATGCTTTTGGTGCTACGTTGCCATTTATACCAATGAAATTGTTAGTAGGATTTATATATAAACTTTGTCTGCTTAATCCATTATTATAAATATAAAATTGATTATTACGACCTACAAGCTCCCAAACAAAATTTTCACTCTGATCCCTAAACTGAACAATATTACCAGTATCAGTTGCATATTGATCTAAATATAAAACTCTTGAATCAGCTGGATTACTGGTAAAATAACCAGTTCGCCCAGCAATAAAATTTCTAGTTACACTAAAATCACCATTTTCATCAACACTAGCTACAACTACACCGCCAGTAGCATCAGCATCGGCTTGTCTTACAATTCTCATTGTATCGTTGTAATTATCTATTGCATACCTATAACTGCCATTAGTATCGGCTCTTAATGCAATATGACCACCCTCTGCTGTTGATGTCGGAAAAAACTCAACTCCATTAGCACCATCAGTAATTTTCATTACTATATTTTCAGCATCTGAATTTCCTATTGCAAAAACAATTTCACTACCAGCTTTATCTGACCTTAAAACAATACCCCCAGTAGATTCACTAGATGCAACTAAAAGCACTCCATCAGCTATGTTTGTACCGCTTGTTGTAAAATCTGAATGAAAATAATGTAACCTACCAAAATGTGTTGAATTTTCGTTAAATTCTATTGTTGATAAATTATGATCGTTACTTGTTACAATTATATCTTCAATAAAATTTGTGTGTTGGTTACTGTTTATATAAACCGCTTCCTCATTATTACTAAAAAATCTAAGTGTGCCATCACCTCCTCTTATTCTTTCATTGTAATCATTAGCCGAATCAGTATTTGAAAAATCAATCCAACCCGATAATGCTCCATTACTTACTATTTCTATTGCTGAATACCTAGCAGCACCCGATTCTAAAACTCCAATATGTACACCATAATCTTGTCCAGTAGTATTTAAACCACCTTTGCTTATATGTAAAGGTGAATCTGCTACAGCTGTTCCAATTCCTAAATTGCCTACAACATAAGCATCATTTAAAAACTTAGATTCGCCACTAATAAATAATTGACTAGCTGTTGAATCCCAATATATATTGCCATCATTAGTTGTATCATTACCAAAATATAATCTTAAATTATCTGTTAACCATGGGGATCTAGCAAAAATAACTTTTTGTTCACCACCATCTAATCGCATATATTCTGTTGGCGATCCAATACCATTATCTAATTGAAATTTAATGTCACCATCTTCAACAAATGAATTAAATATTAAATCGCCTGAGTTTATTCTAATAATATTATTAGTAGTGTGATATATTTTTAAATCAGAGGAATCACCAAAAGTTAATTCAGAATCATCTGTAAAATTCATATCCCTGTCAACTCTGTTAGGTATATCATTTGACCTACCAGCACCAAAAACTTTTATCAAACCATTACTAGCATGAGATTTTATTACTACTGCTATTTTTTGAACTTGACTACTAAATGCAGTTGGTTTAGTTGCAGTAAATTCACCAGCAGTTTCGGACACATATAATTCATCACCTGTACTAAAACTAGATGTGTCTATCCCACTTACTGCTCCAAACATTACTGCTTCACCCTCAGCTTCATTTGCAATAGTTTCGTTTAGTACACCAATAGCTGGCATACTAGCCACCACATTAGCATCAGCTGGAATAACCTCTATAATATTTCCACTCGGTGGTGTTGCTGTTGGTGCCGCATGGACAACAACCCCTTTTGCAAGTGATCCACCACTTACATTTTTTACAGTTACATCTATTCTTTTTGCAACCTCAGCATCACCCTCAGATGCTATCACACCATTTGTTATTGTAATACCATCACCAGCACTAAAACTAGCTCTAGCTCTAGCAGTTGTAAAATATAAATTAGTTGTTCCCTCGCTTAAATCATCAGTATCTTTATTACTTAAATCAAGGTTTACACCAGTTTGTAAATTAACCCTAGCATCTGCTCTAGCATTAGTATAGTATAAATTAACAGATCCCTCTACAAGATCATTTGTGTCATGATTTGATAATGAGCTGACAGTACCAGTTACGTTACCCTCTAGATCAGCATTTAAAAGCGATCTAGTATATCCAGTTCCAGTTACATCAACAGTTGTTGTTGGCTCAACTTGTAAACCCTCATATAATCTAAATTTATCTGTACTTGCATCCCAAAATAAACCAGTATATTTTGTTGTAGCTGATTCAACATATTTACCAAAAAATCCAATGTCTAAAGTATTTGATGTATTGTCTTTTGCTAATTTAATTAAAGGATCTTCAACTTGTAGATCGGTTACATTTAGATAAGTTAGATCCCCATTAACTGTTAAATCCCCAGAAATTATTACATCACCACCAATTTTAGCATTACCGCTAGTATGAAATTGATATGCTGGAGTTATGCCTATTCCAAATCTTGTAGTAGATAAATAAATACTAGAACTATTACCAACACCATCACTAAGAATTTTTGCAGTACCGCTAAGGTTGGAATTGTCGCCAATTTTTAGAATTGCATTATAAGTATCTTGAACCCTTAATCCAGTAAATGTAGTTGCCATATTGTATTTTTTACAAATTTAAGCAATTTCGTTTACCTTTGTTTCCCTTGCCCTTTATACTTTTTTTTATAACCAGTTTGCCCTTTACTAGCATTCTTAGAATGGACACCCTTTCTTTTTTTTCTTGTTTTTGCTCTAAATGTTTGAACTATATTTTTAGCCATTTTTTTTAAATATATCAATTGCCTTTTCACTAGATCGCCCACCAAAATATGCTAATACAACAGCCATCATTACCTTTTCAAATGTATCGTTCCAAGTTGCTCCAATTGTAAATGGCACATTATCAATACTGTCTAATATACCAGCCAAACTAAATACAACAATACACCATATTAAAACCATAGGTCGAACATTCTTAGCCATCCACGAATCACTATTTGAATCAGATTCCCACCTTGCAGTAACAGCTTCCATTTCTTTATTCTGTTGGTCGTAAATCATTTGCTGGAGCTTTATTTTATCATCATTAGATATTTTGGATTTACCAATTTCTGCTAATGCTTCTCGCGGTGAACTAACACCAGCTAAAACTTTTCCTAATGTTGGATTTATCATTGATGCGGCACCAAATAATAATTTGCCAACTGTTGTTTCTTTGAATTTCTTTTTATCACTCATAATTAAAAAATCTAAAATGTAAACCAAATAATATTAAATATATATTAAGCTCTGAGTATTCTGTTTGATCATCTACTGGATAATAAGAAAACCCTAATAATGGTCCACTACTAATTATATCTAATATGCCAAATTGAAAATTACCCATTAGTTATATCAATGTATTGTGTTTTGCCTTTATTTCTAACAGCTTTTAATATTCTGTTTCTATTTACAGAATCACTAACATAACTCACATGAACCCAATCTGGATTTGTTGAATCACCAAATTCCCAAATCATGCTATCAAAGTTTAAATTTTCTTTTATGTAATTAAACATTTCAGCATTTGATTTATGCCCATATATATCATCAATATCCATAGCTTGACCATAACAATGTTGACTAGTTTGTTTGCCATTTTTTGATGCACCTCCAATAGCTTTATTTAGTGCCTCTGATCTATAAAAAGAATTAATCTTTATTGGACCACCAACCCATTTTCTTAATGGCTCAAATATATGCTCAGCGACATTTTTCATGTTAGACAAAATATTGCCATCTGGTGTGTTTGCTAAACCTAGTCGCATTGCTGTTATGCTTTTTGTAGC